AGCCTGTCATCATCAAGTTGACCATAAACAGCAGAATCAAGCCTGAAAAATGCAACATTTTGAGCATCGGACACATTAAAGCGAATAACAAAGTCATCAGGACTGATAGCAAAAGAAACACCATCAACAACAGACTCTCTCGCAATTTGAGATCCCTCGCCAGGCGGCGTAATTTCAATTTTAATACCATCATTCATTTCAAGACCAAGCACCGATAATTGGTTTGCAGCAGACAAAGTGTCAATATTTAATACCATTGACGAAAACCTAGGCAAAGCATCTTTATATTTAGCCAAAAGATACTCAGCAGCAGCCAAAACATCTGAGTCAGTAGAATTTAAAAGGTTTGACCGCTCAAATACTCTTTTTAAATATTTTGATTGACTAGCCAAATCGATAGCAGATTGAACAGAACCACCGTCACGTTTTAAATTTATAACATTAAAAATAAGGTCATCATCAACGGGTTGATTTACTTCCAAGTAAGGAATGTTTGAACCATCATCAGAAAAAATAACCGTTGAAGTTGTTGCAAAAGAACTATGACGATCCCTAAAGTTAAGAGTTCCATCAGCACCAACAAAGAAAGCTCCGTTTTCGCTTTTTTCAATTTCTTGCAACAAAGATAAAACATTTCCTGATTTATTGATTGATTGCATTGTTGAGATGCCGGTGTCAATGGAACTAGTACCAGAAAACTGAACCTGAGCATTAGACAATATGCTTGAAATCATTGTCCCGGACGGACTAGAGCTAGCAGATAAACTAGAAACCTCAATGTTAGCTAATTTAACAAAAGCATCAGAACAAGAAACTTGAACCTTAGAAGTTGTTTTATTTGGATATTGAGTAAGCCAATCAGTAACAAAGCCAGTAAACAAATTAGTGTAAGTTGACTCACCAGCAACTAAACAATCAACGACAACCTCAATCAATGGCTCAATACCTGGAAAATATGGACCGGACGCATTAGCAGGGTTAAACCTTCCATCGGCTGAGTTTTCTAAATTTATAACGCATGAACCTGAACTAAAAGAGTTGAGATCCCTGGAACGACCACGATTAATTGAAACAGATTGTACAAAAGAAGTTACATCAGTAAGAGTAATGCTACCACCCAAAACATTAGAAGTGCTTAGAGTTCCACGGATTGCATCATCAAGAGTAAAAACATTAGGCACAAAGCCAAACCGCACCCTTAGAGTTGGTGCAGCCATTAGATGACATCCAAAGCCGATATGTTAAGTGGAAGTGGACCATTTGACCTTTGGAACTTTCTAAGTTCCTCAACAATTTGACGACCAACGCTGGCACCATCGGTCCCCATGCCAGCATTTACGGTCAATGTAATATTAGTTTGGCCAAGGTTGCCGCCAGCTCTCGACAACGGAATAACAGCCTCAGGACCACGCTCGCCAATTAAAGCGGTCGTAGGTTGAGTCACAATCCCACCCCTAGCCAATCTCGGTAAGTTTGGAATGTTTGGCGGGTCAATGTCAATGCCAAAGAAACTGAAACCCAGTCCATCATTCACTTTATTAATAAAATCGTTAATTTTATCAATTACTTTATTAAACACAAACTTTATACCTTCAAGCAAAACAGCTGATGAAGTTTTGAAAACAGTTCCTAAAGTTTCCAGGAAACTAGAACCAAATGCTTGAAGTTTTGGTTTTAAAAAATCTTTAACTCGGTCAAGAGCGTCAACAAAAACAGTTGATAGAACCTTAAATAAATTAAAATTATTTTTGAAAAAATCAAGTATCCCTGAAAAGGCTAACTTAAAACCAGCAACAGCTTGCTCAACATCACCGCTGAACAAACCTTTTATAACCTCAACAACACCAGTTATAAACTTTTTAATATTTTCAAATTGTACAGTAACAAAATCAAGTGCCTTTTTTACACCATTTTGAAAACCATCACCACGAAAAAACGCTATAAAACTCGTAAACAAACCTTTTAAAAACGAAATCGATCGATCAACAAACTCACGAAAACCGGATACATTATCTAAAGCAAAACGAAAACCAGCAGCTAAAGCAGCAATTAAACCTAGGACAACAGTAAACGGACTAAACAAAGCTAAAAACGCACTAGCAAGAGATACAACAGATGCTAAAAGAACACCTCCAATAATTACAGCAAGACCAGTAAAGGCAGCTTTCGGGTTAGTTTTGAAAAACTCACGAATACGCTCAAAAACAGGAGTCAGACGCTCCTCAAGTTTTTCAAAAGCAAGCCGAATATTATTAATTAAACCAAGGAACTGCTCAGAACCAATAAACTCACGAACAGCATCACTAAAGGCTTTGACTCTAGGCTGCAGCCGTTCAAAAACACCACGAGCTTTATCAATAAAATCTAAGAGAACAGGTGCTAATTTTTGGCCAATTTCAATAACAAAAACATTGATCCCTGCCCGTATTTTATCTAGGACAAGCCCGATACCCGATGCACCAGTTTGAAAAGCAGCATCAGTAGCACCAACAGCATCACCAGCCGCTTTAATTTCCTGTGCAAACTTCTCGGCACCTTTACCAGTAAGAACTTGAGCAGCACCAGCCGCCTCAACAGAACCAAAGTAAGCAGACAAAGCAACACCGCTGGCTTTAGCATCATCTGAAATAAGGTTCAAAGCATCCGCAACATTCCCACCCTCAGCAATAAAAGCAGCGAAATCCTTACCAGTTAACTCTTTAAATTTTTTGGATACAACAGTTGTAGGTTTAGACAATTCAGCAAAAACAGCACGCAGCTGAGTGGCAGCAACAGAAGTCGGAGTACCAGCAGCCGTCAAAGTTGCAAGAGCGGCAGTAACGTCGCCAAACTCAACACCAAGAGCAGCAGCAACAGGTGCAACCTGGAATAAAGACCCTGACAATTCATCGACCGTGGTCTTACCACCTTTGACCGCAGTAAAAATGAGATCGCTGGCTTTTTCAAAACTTACAGCTTCAGGACCAAAAGCATTGACAACAGAAGTCAAACCATCAACAGCAACACCAAGCTCAGTTGCTCCACCAACAGCTAACTTATTAGCAGTTTGAATAAAAGCAAAAACATTATCAGGCGGTACACCAGCAGATAGAGAATTATAAAGTGACGGAATTACTTCCTCCGGCAAAACACCTATAGCTTTTGAAGTAGCTAAAACATCACGCTCCATAATGTCCATTGCCTCTTTAGATATTCCAGGCATGAGAGTAAAGACCTCAAGCATTCCATCCTCAAAAGCACGAAACTCGCTGATTGCTTTAGCGGCACCAGCACCGGCAGCAACACCAAGACCAGCAAAAACTTTATTTATTTGACCACCGACTCGGTTCATGTCTTGACCTAAAGCGTCAAACTTTTTTCCAACAGCTCCAACCTTGCCTAGAAATTTTTTAGTGTCGGCAAGAAACTCAAACCTTAGTGTTTTCTTTTCCATTATTTACCTTTTATGGCCTTTTTTACAATCCCAAGCATTTCATCCGCATAGTCAGCAGCAAGTCCAGGAGTCACCTTTGCTATTGTTTTTTCAGCAACATAACCGCCAACCTTGGTCCCTTCAGGAAAACCACCCTGACGAGTCCAAAAGTCACCAACCCACTCCTTGTAAACTCTTCGCTTCATTTTTGACGCAGGATAATAAGAACCTTTGATCCCTCTATTATTTAAAGCAACACCAGGCTGAGCAGCACGAGCAACAGCACCTCTTTGTGTTCTTGACAATTGGCTGGCCTTTGAATCCTTTGCACGACCAACAATAAGATTAGGTATAAATTGGTATTTACGCCCAAATTCAAGGTTTCTAGCAAATTTATTAGTTTTACGAATATCTAAAAATGCAGTTCTATCGGTGCCACCACCAACAAAACCACGAGAACCTAGCGTCCTTTTAGGAACAGCAGAACCGTCCTCCCTTTGACGTAAAGCCTGAGCACGTGTTTTAGACTCTACCTCTTTAGCTAAATCTTTATGAAAAACCCTTAGTTCTTTTCTAACTTCCGTCGCACGTTCCATGCCACGCAAGCCAAAAATAACGTCATTTAGACCGTCAACCGCTATGCCGGATCCGGCCGTTTTTTTGGTTATGCCTTTCGCCATTACCTGCTCGCTTGCCTTTCCTGTTCGCTTCGCCTAGCTAAAGACTCCTGCAAACCAATAAAATACTCTATAGGTAAGTTGGCCACCTCGAGTGGGGATAAACCCGCAGCCAAAGCGACATCGCAAATTAAACTGACGAAGTGACCGTCAACTACCCCGGGGAATCATCCCCATCAAGGCCGTCAATTTTAGCAACCCCCTCCAACCATTTATCAAAACCGTCGGTAGTTCCTAAACGCTTTGACGCATGCCAGCATAAATACATTAACTCCTCAAATGCTAAATTTTGAAGTTCAGCAGCCGGTCGAGTTCCAAATTTACGCTCAACAGCAACAAAGTCTATAGGCCTTAAATCAAGCTCTTGCTTAGTTCCGTCTGTTAACACCAAAGTGAGCTGGTGTAACCCTGATGAATCAGCCATAACTAACTCGTTGCTCTTGTGATAGTGCCTGTAGTTGGCCAAGTCACGGAAGTCGTGGCAAGGTCTCCAACAGCATTCCCAAGAGGAACATGCTGAGTCACTAAGCAGCTGCCTGTATATTTTGGATTAGTTGACGATACAGAACCGCTAGTAGCTCTTATATCAAAAGCAACAGAAGTCCCTAGGATAGGAAATATCGTTGCATCAATTTCAGCAGCAGCAAAGTCACTGTTAAATTCAAGACTTAACGATCCTGACTTTAATCCACCTTTTAATGACCTAAAGGTCGAACCCATGGCCGTATCATCTTGCTCTTCAGCTGAGATATCCAAAGTCACGGAACGAACATGGTCGCTTAAATTAACTGAGTTAATAGTTACTGACGCATCAGTAAGTACAAAAGTAGCCATAAAATGTCCTTTTTCTTATTATTACTAAGATAAGAATACTAAAGAGAACATGCCCAGCTCATCTAGTGGCCTAGTTAAAAACAAAGTAAAAAAAGCTCTGTAGTGGCCATTTGTGGCCCTTTTAAGCGATTTGTATAATGAACAGGCCCAACGGTTCCACTCTTAACAACTACCCCTTAAAAGGCAACGTGACAACGAATAAAGCCTTATTTTATAAAATCAATGAATTAAGGGTATAAAAACAAAACCAGGCCCGCAGGCCTGGCTTTAATTTGATATCCCCTGTAAGACAGGCCGGGTAGCTAGTCAAACATACCAGGAAAAACGATATCACCATCAGAATAAGACACTTCATCAAGTTGGTCAAAGACCTCCTCAAGACCGTTCAGGCATTCCTCAAGCATTTCATATTTAAGAGTCCCCTCGAAGTTAGTGCCTTCTAGGTTTTCTTTCCATTCCTCAATCTCGAACTTGATGTCCTCAATATCCTGCTTGGCCTCAAGAACCTGGTCCACCGCCTCATTAAGACGAGTGACACGACTCTTAGACTTTCTCATTTGCTTACGGTCCCAATGCCTCTTTACTTCATCATAAAAGTTATTGAGTTGACGGTCCGTAATTACCAACTCACCAGTGGTCCAGTTGACCTCCGGATTGTTAGGTAGCTTAATAACCACAGGTGGTTGAACCCGCCTAGGTTTAGTCATAATATCCTCCTTGTTGCTAACTTGGGGATGTTACCATAATTATTTTAAGGACGGTCGGTCTTTTTCTTTTTCAATCAACCATTTATAAATTACTGTAGTTTTATGGTCAAGCCACCACCAAAGCTCCCAGTAAAGGTCAAGTTTTAGATTAATAAATTCTTTGTAAGTTATTTTTTTCATAATTACCTTTCCAACACGCAGCAGACTCAGACCAATGGTCCCAACCTTGCGGTGTTTTATATTTTAAGAACGCAGCAAAGTGCGTAGAAGTGTGCGGATCCATAGCAGAGCCGCTAATTTTTAATTTTGATGAAACCCAGGTCCAGGTTTTATCTATGAACTGCCACAAGCCGGACGCAGATGAAGTGGGATTTTTAGCAGACGGGATCCCTGAGCTTTCACAGCCAATAATTTTATACGCAGTTAAATGGTCCTCCGGCAAGAAGTGGTCCTCAACAAGGTCAGACCATTGAGCTCCAAGACTCCAAACTTCACTATGAGCAAGACAATGCTGATATTCAGCTACATCTTGAGCAGTTGCTGGCATAATCAAAGTGCAAGCAAACAATACAGCTACCAAAAACCTCCTAGGTTTATTTTCTAAAGCCGATGGTTAACAACCAAAGACCAAGTGATATAAGTATAGCAATACCAACTATATCCTTTGCGGTTCCGGTCAAAGTTAACCAAGCGATGAAAAAACCAAGCAAAGTAAAAGTTTGAGCGAGCGTCTCTTGTAAAATGCTTTTGATCCATTTATAAATTTTAGAAAAACCAAATATTTTAAAATTAATCTTAGGAAAACTAATTTTTTTGATTTTAATTTTTTTAAACAGCTCTATTATTTTTTTCATTTTATCCTCCTATAAGGCACAACACTAGCCGATATAATCTGACTAGCAATAATCACTGGAACGACAACCTCCTGTGCCTTTTCTTTTTGTTGATTAGTAAGGTCATCGCCTAAACCAGCAAAGCTAATCTCTTCAAAATCCACCTGGAAAATTACTCCTGGATTTTCAAGAAACTCCTCAATTTGTACCTCGACAACAACATCAGACAAGTTGTAATCCTCAACCTCTTTATTTTCAACAGCACGCTCAACAAAAGTGTCAACGGCCTCCGCAACAGCATCGTCAGTTTTTACAGCTTCAGCAATTACAGCAACATCATCAGACTCCTCAAGACCCAAAACCTCAGCAACCGTCTCGACTTGCTCCTCGGTCAATTCCTCAACATCATCAATAGCAGACTCAACAACCTCTTGAACAACAACAACCTGCTCCTCGGAAAGTTCCTCAACACCAGCATCAACAACATCCTCGATTATTTCAACCTTTTCAGTTTCCGTCAAAGTTTCAACATAAACCTCAACAACCTCCTCAACCTCCTCCGCAGTGAGGTCCTCGATTATTTCCTCCGGAATTTCTGGAATTTGATCCTCAACAATTTCAATTGAATCAATTATTTCAATTACAGTTTCAGCAACCTCATCAGATACATCATCAAAGACTTCATTATTAAGGTCAACCTCAACAACTTCAATTACTTCATCAGCGAAGTCCTCAATTATTAAAACTTTTTCAGTTTCCTCCTCTTCCTCAGGCTCAAAAATAATTACAACAAGGTCATCAGGAATTTCTAAATCACTAAGCTCCAGGACTTCCTCCTCAACATCAAAGTCGTCAAAGTCGGTCTCTTCCTCAATTTTTTGGATTGCATCAATAAATTCTTTTAAGTCAGCCTCAGCCTTAGCAATTTCATCATCGCTTAAATTTTCGCACTCCTCATCATCCTCAGGACATTCAACAACAACAAGGCCAAGGTCCTCTAAATCAATCGAATCCTCAAGTTCGGCTAAAATTTCAGCCTCCTCAGCAGCCTCAAGCTCTTCTAAATAAATTTGATACTCGATCTCCTCACGTTCCGCACGTTCATCATCGGTTTCATAAAAACCAGTCTCCTCAAAGTTTGCGTCAAGTTCAGCAAGATATTCAGCTTCCTCACGACTTGCACGTTCATTATCGGTTTCATAAAAACCAGTCTCATTAAAATTATTATTTATTTCAGCTTCAATACGCTCCGCTTCAGCTTTTTCAGCAGCTATACGTTCGGCCTCTTCTTGAGCTTCACGATCGGCTTTTTCTTGAGCTTTACGTTCAGCTTCAGCCTCCTCGGCCTCACGGTCGGAACGCTCCTGGTTAGTTTCCAAGATACCAGTCTCGCTAAAATTAGTATTTCTTTCAGTTTCAAGCGGGTCTAAAGTTGTTGACGATGAAGTGGTAGTCGTTGAAGTGTCAACACAAGAACTAGACGGTGCGGACCAATTGGCTAAATTTACAAAAGGTAGCTGGTCAGGAATTACAATAGTCATCTCATCAGTTAGAGTGCTAAAAGAATTATCCGTGTCGTTATCGGCTCGAATTTTAGTTCTAAATGTGCCATTAGGAATTTCAAAGTAAGCCTGCAAATCCTCAAGTGAAAAAACATGATACTGCCAAGACAAATTGGTCCCATGACCAAAAGAAGTAGAAATGCAAAAGGAAGTGGAAGTGTCAATCGCAGAATCAGAGATCGTAAAAAATATAGTATATTTTTCAGGCGG